TCCAAGAATTAGGATTACTACAAGAAAAAGAAAATCATAGTTATGTAGTAAAGAAAAATAATGTGATAACTATTCAAAAATTAATAAAGAAAAATACGAATAAATTGTTAGTTCACTATTTTTATTCAATTTCTTCTTCAAATAAACAAATTTTAGTTAATGATAAACCCATAATGAAAAAAAATACGAAAAAAAATAAATAATTTTTAAATAAAAATGTAAAAAATATAAAAAAATATAAAAAATATAAAATAAAATTAAAATAAAAAGAATTAAAAATCAAATAAAATTAAAAATCAAATATAAAAGTTATTATTTTTTTCTAGAGTTAAATTATAGTATGACTTTAATTAAATTTAATATAGAAAATAAAACAAAGGATCAGCGTAAGAAAGAAGTATTAAATAAGCTTCGTAAAATTCAATCAATGGTAGAATCTGATGCGAATTATACTGAAATGGTCTATCATATTATTTCGAATGCCTCTTTACAAAAGAAGAATATGAAAGTAAATTTGGATCATTATGGAAATTATACGGTGATTGATGCTAATAATAAAATTGTAGGCGGTGGAATGTTTAATTCAAATGGAGGTAATGCATCTGTACGACCATCAACTAATGATACAAGTACTTTTAAAACAATGAATCCAAGAAAAAATACGAATTCTAAAAATCCTATTCTATCAATTCAAAATCATAAACCACCTGGAGCAACTACCATTTCTCAAGATACTCCTGGTGCTGTCACTGATCAAGCTACTAGTCAACCTATTATAAAGAATGGTCCTGAAGTATCTAAGGATGCTAATACTAAAGTTGCCACTAATACTTCCGTAACAAAAAAAGAAAAACCAGGTTTTTTTAATTCTATAAATAGATCATTAACAAGTACACTAGACATAGGCACAGAAGGCGCAGCACAAAATGCATCAGAAACAGTAGGCACAGAAGGCGCAGCACAAAATGCATCAGAAACAGTAGGCACAGACATAGGCACAGAAGGCGCAGCAGAAAAAGTATCAGGACAAACAGATACAGGTACACCAGACGCAGAGAAATCAACTGAATCAAATGAAACAGGTACACCAGACGCAGAGAAATCAACTGAATCAAAGAAAACAGGACTATTTGGATTTAATAAATTTTGGGGTGGAAAAAATAATTCTAAATCAATGGATAATGATTCATATCCCTCTTTTCAAACGACAGTATTTAATGATGGTTCTGAAGAAATATTTATGGAACATATGAAAAATATGTCCAGCAAAAAATATTTACGTTCTTTAACCACCCAAGAACTCAAAGACATTATGAGATCCAATCACATGAAAGTCACACATAATGGTTCCTATTATAATAAAGAACAAATGGTAAATAAAGTCTATCAATTTTACAAGTAAAGTGTGGGAAAATAACGAATTTTCTAAAAACATTTTAAATCCATTATTAAAATGAATTTAAAAATATACTTCTATTCTAAAGTAATACTTATTCTACAATGCCAGATTTAGAAAATGATTTTCAACGAAAATCTGAAGAAGTCAAGTCCTTATCAGAAATGAGTGACGATGATAAATTATATTTGTATAAATATTACAAACAAGCCACACAAGGAGATAATCAAACTGAAAAACCCGGTTTCTTTGATTTTGTGGGCAAAACTAAATGGAACGCTTGGGAAAGTGTCAAAGGGACATCCAAAGAGAACGCTATGCACGAATATATTATGAAAGCAAATGAATTACTTTACTCTTAATTTCATACTATTTCATTCTATTTTATACTATTTTTATAAATATGATGCTTTATAAAAATTACATATTAGAAATTCCTAAAGAATGACTTATTCTTAATTTTTCATCTTAATACCATATCCCGTAACACTATTGGCTTGCACCCATGGACTATCATTTTCAAACATATTATTGATACCGGCAATGGATAATAAGGGTCGTTGTGTATCTTGTTCTTGATCGAATGTTTTTTCAATATAACGATATTGAATCACGGGAGGAGGACATTGTAAGTTATTTTGGACATATCCTACGCCAATAATGACTAGACCAATAATGGCTAATAATAATATAATAGATCTCATATATTGTATAATAATATTTTAATCATATAAATAATTGGTAATTATTTATTTATTTTATATAAATAAAAACATATATATAAAATAAAAACACGTACTTATAATATATCTACTTATAATACATAACATGCAGCATCAAGATTTTACAACTATCACTATTGGGAAACCTAAGCAAAAGAGTCTTCATGGACCTAAAACCATAGTGTCTCGAAATCAACAACCTGATTTACACAAAATAAAAATTGAAAATGAATCCGAGACGTTTCAGATTCCTAAGATTCCCTCTAAATTATGTCAAGAAATTATTCAAGCACGTGTCGCAAAACAATGGAAACAAAAAGATATGGCACATCGTCTAAATGTCCAAGTATCTTATATTAATGAAATAGAAAGCGGTAAAGCAAATTATGATCCTAAAAGTAAAGAATTTATTCAAAAAATTCAACGTCTTTTGGGTGTAAAATTTAATAATAAATAAAAATAAGTAAAATAAACATAACATAAGAAAAATAAACATAACATAAGGAAAATAAACATAACATAAGGAAAATAAACATAACATAAAGAAAATAAACATAACATAAGGAAAATAACGTAAACAAAATAAAAAAATGATATTTTTGATTACCTAAGGACAGATAAAGTTCACTAACATTTATTTGGTCAAATAAAAGTAAACCTATTTTAAGAAGTATTCATTATGTTTTCTCATGTTTGTGCTAGTTTACAATACCTTGAAGACGTTCAAAAAGATTTACGCTTTTTAACTCGAGATCCAACGAATGTAAAACTAAATATGTTTCATGAAAAAGTAAAAAAATATAATATATCTACTGAAATTACAATAGATGGAAAAAAATCGAAAAAGAAAACAAAGCAAGAAATGATACATGATATAGAAGAAATTTACGAACGTACCAAAGCAAATTATGATACACAGTTATCTGATTTATCCAAAGATTTTGAAACACGTGAATTTCAATGTTTCTTTCCGAAGATTATCTTCAAAACAATGGACCGTTCCATAAAAATGGAATTATTGAAAACAGATGATCCCAAGAAATATATAGTAGATTATTTTTCGCTAGATCCCACGTTATACCATTTTGGTTCTTTCCTAATGTTATGTAAATCTTGTTATGTGATTGATAAAAATAACCAGCTACTGGAATGTTTCCCCTATATATGTACTTCGGCAAACCCATGTCAATTACTATATATTGACATTCCCGAACAAATTTCAGAATGTTTATATTGCGCTCCTTCATTTTACGGAATTTTAGGAAACGAATTACTTTCAAAAAAGAAACATTGTGCTATTGATTATGAAGAAGATTTTGATATAAATTTAATTATACATTCTTTACCTTTAGCATTACATGATAAATTTATAGTTCAAAGATTTGGAAATTTAAATGAATACAGCGAATATTTTTCGTTTGAAATGAAGTATGTAGATTTTATGAACGATTATTATTTCATTGCTTTTATTCATATTCAGAAAAAAGAACATAAGCTAGAACATAAATCAAAGCATACATTTATTTTAAAAGGTTATTTTGAAAAAGAAGATTTATTTGCGCTAAGAGAACATTTACTTACTTTGGAAATAAGTGTATTACTTCAACCATCATTAATTATGAAAAATTTATATAATGAATATCAAGATAAAATTTATGTTAAAAAAAATAATGAATTAATATAAATATCGAGCATATTAACTCTTTTACATTGTATAATACTTCATAGCAAATAAATATATATTTCAATTATGTTATAATAAAAAACAATAAAAATAATAAAATAATAAAAATAAATTATTCGTTTAAATTTTAAAAATATAATCGCTCTACAAGTATAACAGGGTGGCGCAGTTGGAAGCGTGTCAGGCTCATAACCTGGAGGTCGAAGGATCGAAGCCTTCCCCTGTTATTGATTATTTTATATATATTGTATATAAAATACATGATATTTTTAGTCAAAGCTTAGTTCATATTCATAAATTATATCTTTCGTTTAATTTATATCTTTTGTTCGTTCTTCTTTATTTTCTTCTTTTAACATTGCCTTAAAACGTCGTTTTATAAAATCCACTAATTGATCTACGTTCATTGACTGAAAAATAGCATGTCCATAAATACTTGTTTCATTATATACATGTTCAATAGAAAAATCATCCAATAATTCATTAGAATCAGGTAATAAACCCTCTTGATGTAAATAATACGCGAAATATTTATCTTCCGGTGAATCTGGAAGATGTAAAAAATAGTTATATTTTCGCGTTATGTAAAGCATCCAACTTCGTTTTCGAAAACTTGTTCCACCATTTCCATTATAAATACCTGGTAATTGTGTTATTTTTTCCGTCCATCGTGCACCTAAATAATTATAGGAAAAAAATCTTGGTTCAAATTTTCCAAAAGCAATGGAGTCATATTGATAAAAAAGAAGATTTTCTTCGGTTAATGTTTCCCAAAAAGAAGATGATTTTAATAAACAGCTATATTCTTCCGCACTATTTATTTTAGAAATTGAATGAAATTTTGCTTCAACATCTACTGATGTTAATATTTTCTGGTATTCTTCTTGCTTTTCAGGAATTGTATAAATATGTAAATTCCAAGAATTATCCACACTGTAAAGAAATAAACGTGACACACATTCAAATAATAATTTATCTAAACGATCATCAATAAAAATAAGTGCGTTATTTTTAGATGCACAATAGTTTAATTTACAATAAGGTAATTGATCAATCAAATCTTTATGTATATACAACGCATACTTAAATAACTGAATTTTATTTCGGGATCCCTCAAAAATCCAGTGGTAAATTAGAAATTTTTTTTCCAAAGTAGATAAGTCATGATAAAGTATTTTTTTATTCATATTATTTTTTTTATTCTCTTGATTTGCTATTCTATTTTCCATGAATAATGGTAGAATTTGCTGTGTATAATAATCATAATTCAAAGAAGGATAGGAAGTATTTATTTTTCGTTGGATTTCATCATAATCAAACTCCGAATTACATTCTATCCATTGTAATGTTTCCCAATTTGACCCAAGTGAAACCAATGTTTCTCTATTTCTTTCAATATTAAATTCGCAATAAACCCACTGTTTGGACGTATTTTTCGTTAATACTAAGAAGTTACAGTTTTCAGGAATATTTTTTTTTTGCGAAATGGCTAAATAATAGCAATCTTTATTTTTAAAAAAAGTATATTTATAATTTTCATTGGATGTTTTCATATAAATAAAATAAGAGTCAAGTAAGAAAAACTTGGGAAAATCCATAATTTAATGAATTATATTATGAAAATATATAAAAAAAATTTAATTTAACCTTTTTATTTGAATAAAATATTTGTCATTATTATACAATAGATGTATGTCCCTTGTTTTATATTATATTCAAAAATAAATTCTTATTTTCCCCAAAAAACATATAAATTACATTTACGTAAAAAAATTGGGGAAGGTTCTTATGGGGTAATTTATGAAATTAATAAAAATTATGTACTAAAATTATTCCGCAATTCTTATGCAGATGTAAATCAACCTGATGAATCTTCTCAAATTATACCCTTTAAAAATGAAAATCGTGAAATCAATTTCTTTATACAATATATTAAAAGTAAGCAATCCAAAAGTAATTTTTTTATTGATGTGAAAACTATTGGAATAATACTTATTAATGTGACTCTGGATAACCAACTATTTAAAAAAAAAAGTTATTTTATGATTATGCCCGAATGTGTTTCAATTCATAAATTATTAAACACGTGGAAAAAACCTTTAATTAATAATAAAAATGGAATTGAAATTGTATTAAATATTATGAAACGTATTATTGATATTCAATTATTGTTATACAATCAGCATAAAATTTATAATTTGGATATAAAACTGGATAACTTTATGATTGAATCATCAAAAATATTAGCGATTGATAATATAATTAATATTGATTTTGGATTGATCAAAACAAAAAACCAACACTTATATAACTTACATTATGACTATCATTACTGGCCAAAGGGGGACAATATTAAATTAGAAAAAATACCTGCTTATTCGTTGTGTGTTAATGGACTGGAAATATTATTCGGAAAACAGGAACAGGATTTATCAGGAAAAATGAAAAATAATAATGTAGAAGATCAATTAAGTTTATTAAAAAATAATCAAGAAGTTTATAATATATTTTATAATGGCTTATTATTAAAAGTAAATTTAAAACAACTTCTAAAATTAATAGTATTTTATTTAGATAACCAAAAATAAAATATGCATTAATAATATAAAAGAAATATAAATATGTTTGATCAATTCAAGAAAATAGATTTATTATCCATTATTTCTTCCATGAAAAAGAAAGATATTTCAAACATGATGGATATTTATAATAAAAATAATAATCAATCTATTGAGCATACCATGCAAAAAAAAAATAATACGCATCACCATAAAATAAATAATAATCATCCCAAAAAAACAAGCCAAAATGCAAAAAATATTACAACTAAAATTACAGCTAAAATTACAGCTAAAAAAAATAATCAGCAACGAAAAGAAGAAGTTCATCAAGATAAAAAACATGTTGAAATAAATGATCAAAAAGATATGAAAAAAAATATAACGAAAGTAGTTAAAAAAAAAAAAATTAAAATTAAAAAAGAAAATCTGCATAAAAAAATAGATACGTTTGTTCGAGCAATGAATAATAATAAAATTTATGATCAAGTTTAAGTCTATATTATTTTACCCTACTTAATAATAACAGAATTATATTTGAGTATATATAAATTGAGTATATATAATTTATTTGAATATATGTATATAATTTATTTAATTATATAGGTAGATTAATTATATCTTTAGTTATTATATATCATATAGAGTATGATTACTAAAGAATTAAAGAAATATATTAATAAATCAATTGTACGTATTACTGCGGAAGTAATTGAAATCAATATTAATATTCCATATGAATTAGAAACACCACAAAAAGGTCAAGGAACTGGTTTTTTTATTAATAATAAGGGATTAATTTTAACATGTGCGCATGTTGTAGATGCTGCTAAAAATATTTATATTGAAGTACCCAATATTTCAAGTAAAAAATATCTATGTCATATTATTTCAATTTGTCCTGAGTTTGATCTAGCACTAATTCAAACAGACGAATTGGTAAATCAGCATTATTTAAAATTAGGCGATTCCTTAAAATTGAACTCGGGTGATAAAGTATTTGCCGTTGGATTCCCGAAGAATTTTTCCAAAATTAATGTTAATAACATCAAATATTCAGATGGAATCATTAGTGGTCATCAAGATGGTCTTATTCAAACTGATACAGCAATTAATCCAGGTAATTCAGGAGGGCCTTTATTTTATAAAGATAAGGTGATTGGAGTAAATTCTAGAAAATTAGTTGGTGACGATGTTTCTAATATTGGATATGCCGTTCCAATTCATTGTTTTCATAGCATTAATTATTCAAAAGAATTAAAAAATAAAATTATTTATCGACCGGCATTGGAAGTTATCTTAAATAATACAAATGAAAATATTGTTAAATTAATGACAAATAAAAAAGAAAAAGAGGGGATATATATTTCAAAAATCTTTCAAGATTCAATATTAGATCAATTAAAAATTCCTGAAAATTCAATTTTAGTTAAATTTGATAAATACTCAATAGATAATTATGGATATACAAATTTTCGATGGCTTGGAGAAAAAGTACATCTAAATAATATTTTAAATAATTACCAAAAAGATCAAAAAATCCTCGTTGTTTTATATCATATGAATAAAAAAATAAATAAGAAAATCACATTAAATATGTATATTCCACCGGTAAAGCGAATTTACCCCAATTTAGAAAATGTACCCTATTACATAATTGGTGGAGCCATTTTTATGGAATTAACATTAAATCATATTCAAAGTAATTTAGAAATCTTTGTGGAATTAGATAAAGATGAACTACGCAAAAAAATACTTATTTGTTCTTTTGTTTTTCCCAATTCCATGGCAGATATATTAAATAATTTAAAAAAAGGGGCAATTATAGAAAAAATTAATGATAAAAAGGTAGAAGATATTCCTCAATTAAGAAAGGCATTAAAAACACCCATAAGTTTTAATAAAAATAAATTTTTCAAAGTAGAGACGAAAAATAATAAAGTATCCTTATTTGAATTTACACATTTGAAAAAACATGATGAAAACTTAGCTAAATTATATCGTTTTCAATCAGAAAATTTCATGAATTAATGGAATTATAATCAAATAATCGTTAATGCTATTTTTTTCAAAGAATAAATTATCAAAAATGATAATTTATTTTTATAATTTTTGTATTTTTATAATTTTTGTATTTTTATAATTTTTGTATTTTTATAATTTTTGTATTTTTATAATTTTTGTATTTTTATAATTTTTGTATTTATCATTTACACATATTAATTAAGTATATATATTGTTTTCATATATATATTGTTTTCATATATATATTGTTTTCATATATACATTATTTTCATATATATATTATTTTTATATATACATTATTTTCATATATACATTATTTTTATATATACATCATTTTCATATATACAGTCTTAATCATATATATATTATTTTTCATATATATAATATATCTTATCTTATATACATTTTATACAACATTATATACATAAAAATACATATATAACTAAAGAAAAGATTTAAATAAATTTAGATAGACGCAAATAAACTATCTCCCACATAAACACCATCTGGGTTACTAAATGGTTTTACTTTCTTTTTATTAAAACGATCATCAATCATTTTATCATAATCGTCTTCATCATTGGGAATATTATTTTCTTCCTGCATTTCTTCTTGCATAATTTTACATTTTTTCTTCAATTCTTCACGTTCTATTTCTTCTTTTGATTTCTTCTTTCCATATTCGCAATAATCATCAAGATCTTTTTTATTGATGTAATCTTTAAAATCGGGATGATCAATGATCTTATAATTACGAATGGTTTTACATTTCTTAGCAGGAGGACATACTGGGCAAATAGGGCAAACCGGACAAACAGGACATTTAGGGCAAGATTTTATTTCACTTTTAAGTATATATTCAGACATATCCACTTTTGGACAAGCAGGAATTTCACTCTTCAAAATATATTTATTCATATCAGGACATGATTGGATCATATTTTTAGTAGCATATTTACTTACATCTGGACATGGAGGAATACTACTCTTTAACACATATTTATCAATGTCTTTATTTTTTGTAATATCACTATTGTAACAAGAAGGATATTGGGCATGTTTTTCTTCATCGTCGCATGGATCTTTTTTACATTCTTCCGATTTAGGAATTGGGAATGGTTTAAAAGGAGGAATATCATCAGGTTGCTCACATTTTTTTTTAGGTGGTGGAGGTTGATTTTGAGGTAAGCCCCATTTATATAAATGAGATGCACCTTCCGTTTGTTGGGTAGTCGAAGACACAGATGGATTAAAATTTTCTACTAATTTTTTTTTTAATATATTTTCTTTTTCATCTAAGTTCAAAGGAGTATTTTGACTTAAATATACCCCTAACATAACTATAACTATTATAAAAATGAGAAACCATATTAAAATATCATTCATCTCTATATATAAAATATATATAAAAATATTCATAAAAAAAATAAAAATTAATTTTTAATAGTGCATCCCCAACAAGGAATTTTATCCTTCTTAATATATTGTTTAAAATCCGGATGATCTTCAATATTATAACTACCTGGCAAGCAATAATCTTTCGGATTTTCAAAAAACTTTCTTAATTTTATACATCTTTCATCATTTTTATATTTAGGATCCCAACACATACAATTTTCATCATAATCATAGTGTAAATGGCAGTAATTAGATACCGCTTTTTTACATTTATCATTGATTTTTAGTTTATGATAATCATCCACATTCCAATTTACATCCACACATTGGCTAATATTACATGGATTTAATTCATTAATCGTGTAAGGGCAATTATTATTTTTGGAAGAAGGATCGTCCCCTTGATTTCCTTTTTTTCTATATAATTCATCCGGAATTAAGCATTTGGGAAAATTTTGAGAGTAAATATAGCGTGCTTTATCTATATTTGAACCAAATGATTTTGTTCCAGTAAATACATTGGAATAATAACTATTGGGAGGTACATAGACATAGTAATTACCATTTTTTTTATATACACGAGGACAAATAATTTTATTGGGATCTTCTTCTTCACGACAATATAAAGACGATTTATTTTTTTCATCGGCACAATAAGTATTACATTCGGGTAATACATATTTACAATTTTCAATACATTTGGTATATTTTTCTAAACTAGGATTTTCACCCGTTAAATATTGCTTACATAAATTATTACAATTATCAATGCATACATTTTTAATTGCATTACTTTGATTATTACATTTATTTTGGAATCCATCAATATAGACCTGTCCATTCATATTTAAATCTTCAAAAGGTTTTATCAAAGGATTGGGATTATTTGTTTGCTGAAAAACGTTATCAAAGCTATGATCTAATATGTTAGGCAATTTAGAAGATTGTTTGTTCTGATTTGTAATAAAATATTCACGAATTTCCCTTAATTCAGAAGAAGAAACCACTTTATTATAAATTAAGAAAGCATAGAGATACATGTCAATATTTTTATTTTTATTGATTAAAAATCGATCGTTGTTAAAATAGATTTTATCTATGGATGTACTTAATATATTTATTCCGTCATTAAAAATATTCAAGGTACCATTTTCATAAACAATACACAAGGAAGCCTTATTATAATAATTAAGTTTTTCCGAAGATTTTACTTTTACTTTATCATTTAGTACATATAAATAATCTTCGTAAATACCAATTTCAAAGGAATATTTATTATTTCCAGGGAAACTCAAAAGTATTTTTTCATAAATATTGGTATTCTTTTGAGCATTTATTTTATTATTTGGCATGGACACATCATTATCAAATGGCTGGTCAATAATAGAATTTACTTTAGGCATTTCATTTTGTTGGTTAATCATCATAAATATGGTAAAAGCTTCATTATTAATTTTATTACTGGAAAATCCCATAATTTTGGTATTATCTAATTCAATGTAACCGTTAGCTATGCTTCCGGAAGGAATATTAGAAAAATATAAATCATTTCCTTGACCGCTTAAATCACGGAAAATAGTATTGTGGCTTTCATAAGTTGAAGCATCCGCATAACAAATTAATTGCTTATTAAAAATGAAATTTTGGGCATCATTTAAAACACGATATAAAGATAATCCAGTTAAATATACATATTTAACATTACGATTGGCTTGGTTTAAAATAAAGGAAATATACATTTGTTCTTGAATATTTTTCTGCGTATGAAATTGAACTTTAAATAAGTACCAAGCATTTTTCTTAGCTGTTTGATCACCCATAGTTACGGTTTTAATTATATTGTAAGTAATCTTGGGTAAATAATTATTAAAATCACTTTGTGGAATTCGAATTTGGATATATTTTTCTATATTCATCGATTCAATAGAACTATGGGGATCTAATTGGATCCAAAAATAAAATAAATAAGCACTGTTTATTTCAGCAGGGGCTCGAATTTCATATACAGTTTCAGCTTGATCATTACGTTGTTCTAAGACAAAAGTAGATTTATCTGGATTTTCTAAGGATATTATTTTATTATATCCATTTTGATTTACAAAATTAGGCGTTTGCTTTCCATATTGGAAATTCCCATTTTCAATAAGATTATTTTTACTTTCATAAGAAGGAGAATTAGAATCTACTTCCATTGAAGAAAGAATAAGTTCTTTTTTTCTTTTGGGATTTAAGAATCCTTCCATTTCTTTAACTTGTCGGGATTGTTGAACGTACAAGTAAATGAAAAATAGAATGATTAATAAAATGATAAATAATATAATTATTTTATCCATATATCTAATAATAAATAAGATATATTTTTGAAAGAAAAAAGTTATTTAAAAGTTATTTAAAAATTTAATAATTTTTAAATAACTTTTAAATTTTTTATATTCATTTTTATAGCTACTCCTATTTAATTATACCCTCACATTCGCATCCCATACCGTGATGGTGTATGTTTTATTTAAATCATCTGTTGGAACAAACATTGGCATAGCTCCATATTCATTTTTGGAACTATTTATAATTTCTGATAAATTAGGATAACGAATTGTATCTGAAAATGCACTACTAATGCCACCCGATAATTGTAATTTATTTTTATTCATTTCATTTAATGATTCACAAGCACACCATCTTAAACCACCATTGGAGCCACAAGTAGCTTGTCCATTACATGCTCCACAACAATAATGAACACCGCTTGATTGACAATAATTATAACTGTTACCGCCTGCTCTTGTACATTGCTCATTACTTGTAATTTTGGGTTGATTACCTAATGTAATAGACTGAGTATCTTTTATAATATAAAAGTAATAAACCATGGTTCCAAATAATCGGAAACTATTCGTAATTCCATTTAGCAATAATTCTTCTTGTGCTTTTCCAATAGTGATCTGATTATGTAGTCCTTTCGAATTAAAAGCAGGTAAAGAATAGCGTTGACTAAGTTGTGTATAGACAACTTCGTCGTTCGTACCCATATATATACGTTTATAAGCAAACATAAATTTGCCCTGCATATTATTTTTAATTTTATCAATACGAAATTTTGCAATATCTTTTAGTGGTATTGCACTATTGGTAAAAGTAATCATATTATCAGGATAACGATAATTTGTTGTTAGTATTTTATAGGTATTCACGTCATAATTAAGTATTGGAGTTTCATAGGTAAATATTTTATTTTCAATAATGCGTTTTAATTCATTTTGATTTTCGTCTAATTGTGTACCATTTAATAATTTATAAGTCAAAAAAACTTGTTCATTATCACCTTGTACATAAACAACACCACGTGGTAATCCAGTAATTTGAGTAAAAGGTTGTTTCATATCATTTGTATCTGTAAATTTCTTAAAATTAATTAATAAATTGGAACCATCTACTGTATCGGTAATAATAACACCAATTCCCACAAAATTAATGGGATATTTTTTGTTAAATATTGACACATAACGATTTGTGTCATCATCTAGTTTAATATACATTGTATTTTGTACATTGGATCCATTCATATAAGATTCATTAGTTGTCCAAAAACCAGTTGTAAATGTTTTCATACGGGATTGATAAATATTTTTTTCCGAAATTTTATTTAATTCATTTAATGTATTATTCATAAAATTTTTTTCTTGTTCTTGAAAACTTTCCACAATCATTTTGGTTTGTCTATTTTTAATAGTAAAAATAATTCCATAAATAAAAATAACACATAATAATAAAATAAATAAAGTGATATTGTTCATAATTACTATACTATAAACTATGAAAAAAATAAAAAGAATTTCAAATAAATATTTTTAAATTAACTTAATAAACATACTTATTTTACGTTTTTAATTATAATTTTTCTTGAATTGCCTGTAATGTTTCTTTTAAATTTTGTATATTCATTAAATGAAATCCAAACATAATCCATTTACCATTATCATTAGGAGCATTTTTAAGATTAATAATAGATGAATCATGATAGAACCCATTTTTTATTCTGCTGGGAATTAAAAATTTCTTAGGATTGGATGTTTTTAAATTTCCAGAAATTAAAATATGATCTGTTTTTATATCAGTAGTAGATCCATTAGATTCCGTCAATATAGTTGCATTTTCTAACGTAATGACTTGATTTGTTCCTCCTTCATATAAGCTCATTTTTGTTTTATTATGGCTTGGATCAAATTCAGCAAATTTTTGCCATTGACTTTCTTTCGTATATAATTTCGAACTACTAATGGAAAAAGTACAAGGTGCTTTATTGGCGTTGGCTACTTTATTAATGCTCCAGACTAATGGTAGTTTATTGCTTTTTACAGAATTATTTGTTTTTGACGCAAATTTAGTAGTTAAAGTTGTTTTACAATTTTGTAATAAACCTGAATAGGTATTAATACTATCCTTGGTAGAAAAGCAATTCGTTAGGCTCAAAGCTTGTTCTAAATCATTATCATTTGTTCCACTTCCCGTAATATAGCCTCTGTATTTCTTTAATAATGGTTCTATTATCATAGAAGTTATATCATATTGCATGGTTAAATTACTTTTACCATCACCTTGTCCAAAATACTCATAACTTAATGATTCTATATTATGTAAATCATCGACATATAAAAATATACAACAATTATACATTCCTTGATTAAAATTTTCTAAATAATTACAACCTAATGAATTGGTAAATCCTTGTAATAATCCTGTATTAATTTTGCGGTTGATTTCAAATTGTGTATTACATTCTGTATATGTTCCCACTTCGTTTCTACCATCTTTTGATATCCAACATGTTTCTGTGGTATCATTAGCACAAACTGGATAGGATTTCAATTCTCCGGAAGTAGTATCATTATAAGATTCTTGTGTAATTTTATCGGGAATACTACATCCAGTACCATATGTATCAAACCCATCATTGGGAGGAACAGGTAATGATTGATTTTTAATATAACATTTTTGTAATGATCCTCGATCATGATTATCAAAAGTAGAATTATAACAAACATCAGTATTTGCACTAAAGTCGCTTTTCAGTACTGGTATAGGATTGACAAAAGACGATAATTGTAAATAGGACGAATAATTATCATATGTGTGCGGGCTTTTTTTAATATTTAATACTAATTCATGAGTACCATCTTTTAAAGTGATCCCTTCTAAAGTAGCAATACCAATTAATTTATTAACCGATAGATCTAAATCATTTATAAAACTTTTATCAGCATCCGTATTTAAATTACATAAAATTTTCTTAAGAACAAATATATTTTTTTGACTATTTAAATGACCAATACCAACAAACGTATCATTTAAACATTTTTCATTTTGAGTATTTTCCCCTACTTCTCCATCAGTTAGATTAAAAGACTGCTTCGATAAACTAAAAATAAGTTGATCATTTAATTCAAGAAAAGAAGCAAACACTGAAGGTGGGTTTTCACCATCATTCCAATTTCCATTCCACATACTTTCTAATATCAATTCTGTAGATGATCCATTTTCATCTTTTTGATATTGATTATACTCATTTTTTCTATATTTATCTTGAAATTCATTGTCATCTATGGTTTGTTGATACATGGTAGATAAAGAATTTGTTTGACTGAATTTTTCAATACAATAATTTTCTTTGTTATTCATCATAACTAAATAGACAACAGCACAAATAATAATCAGAATAAATAAAAAAAGGATTAATGTGTTTGAATCCATTTATCTATAAAATATATAAATAAAAAATATTTATTTTAATCTAAATATTAGAAGCTAATTAATTTTAATAAATTAAATCGTAATTTCATTTTGATTAAATTTCTGAAAATTATAAATGGTTATTTTTTGAATAAAAACATCATTATGTAAAATAAAATGTTGTTGATGAATTTTTAATACAGTTATATAATTATTTGATTGTGCAGTCTTTGTTCTTTCTAAATTGAAATAAATATATTTATGAATTGGTTTTTGAAAATATATTTTTTTTTTATTTTTTTTTATTTTATTATTTTCCCTGTATTCTCTAGTAAAAATCATGTAATTTTTATAAATATTAAAGTAATAAATTTCTTGATTACTTAATTCTAGACTAATAAATTCATTAAAGTTTATTTTCTTTTTTAATCGAAATTCTTTTTTGGATGGATATAAATCAAAATTAGATATATTATATTTAGAAATAAGTAATGGTTGATAATAAGAATTATATTTTTGGTAATAAAAGAAAGATAACCACAATCGCTCA